GGGTGGTGGCGGTGGTGGCACTGCGGGCGGTCACGGAAGTGCTACAGTCAATAATGGCGGTAATAACCATAGCGGCAGCGGCGGCGGCACTTCTGGAGGTGCTGCGGGCACGAATGGTGGCGGCGGTGCCGGCGGTACTCCTTCATTTACAAAAGGCGGCAATGGCGGTAACGGAACTGAATGGTCAGCTTCTTACGGTTCAGGTGGTGGCGGGGGCGGTGATGCCTACTATTACAATGGCAACGCGGCTGGTGGTTTATATGGCGGCGGCGGTGGTGGTGGAGGTTATGACGCATCTGGTAGTCCCGCCGGCAGCGGTGCCCAAGGTCTCATCGTTATTACTTATACACCTTCAGCATCTTATTTTCTCCCAATACCTTACATCATCCCATAGGAGATTCAAATGATAGTCGCACTTACAACTATCGACCCTGCAAAAATTGTCACTACATATTCAGAAATACCAAACCCATTGATTTTGCCGAACGGTGAACAAGTATTTGGTATTTCTGAAGCGAATTGGACATCGCAGAATAACGTATATTCCTTAGTTCCTGTTACACCATTTGTCACGCCAAATGGCCAACAGAACGTAGGAACACCGACTTATTCTTTTGATGCGGCAAATAATGTCATTGAAACTTACGCAACGCAAACAATACCTGCACCCATAATTCCAACGGAAGTGCCAACATTGGCACAGCTTCAAGCACAGATGGCGGTAATTCAAGCTCAAATTGCCGCGCTTGTGGCTGCAAACTCACCACCCGCATAAGACAACTTGTCAAAATGGAAAGTCCCTGTTAAGGTGGCCGCATGTTTAGAACCATCGACTATCTCAAAGACGTAGGTCTTACCAAACCATCCCATATCTCTGATCTTTTCAAAGTGTATGGGATTAACCCACCAAGCCTAATGGCCATTGATAAATGGTTACGACGTGGGAACATTCCGGGCGAATGGTTTCCAGTTCTTATGGCCTTGATCGAGGCTGAAATTCCGAAACGGCCAGCCTTGATGGATTATTTAGCACCATGATAAAAGTTGTACTTTCTGGCGCTCCTATGGGAAAACAACGTGTAAAATTCAGCCGTCAATCCGGCAGAGCTTACACGCCGGAAAGAACTGTGACTTTTGAAAGCCAATTTGCTTGGGCGGCTCAGGAAGCAATGGCTGGTAAATCTCTTATGGAGGGGCCGCTGTTTCTTGAAGTGATTGCCTATTTGCCAATTCCCGAAAGCAAGCCTCTTAAATGGAAAGTCGCCGCGCGGCGCGGTGAAATTCGGCCAACCAAAAAACCAGATTTTGATAACATATTGAAAATAGTCAGTGATTCCATGAATCTTGTGGTTTGGCTTGATGACGCTCAGATCGTTGACAGCTCATTCAAAAAATTCTTTAGCGACAAACCTCGCACCATTGCAATTATCGGTTCTGCACCTATTTCAATTCCAGAAGATTTTGATTGACAACTTGTCTAAACTTCGTCAAAACCAATTTATAGAAACAGTGAACACCGGCCCAGTTGAGCAAAATGATTCCACTTCCTACACAAATCACAGGCGCAAAATTTCTAGCCAGCAACACAAAAGCATTGCTTGCAGATGAACCTAGAGTCGGTAAGACCGGCGCGGCCATTCTTGGCGCAGATTACATCCTTGCACAATCAATCTTAATCGTCACAACGGCTTCAGGCCGTGGTGTTTGGCGTCGTGCTATGGGCGTATGGTCTGACTTAAATCGTTCTGTTTGCATGGTCGGCATAGACAAAAATACAGATGCTGATGTTTTGATTTGTAGTTGGGGTGCGCTTACGCAAGCGGCCAGCATTGGCGCTATTCTCGCCCGCAATTTTGATCTGGTCATCTTGGATGAAGATCATTATGCCAAAAACATCACCGCAGCGCGCACACAGGCCGTGTATGGCAAATTCTATAACGATGGCGGTAATGTCATGACGGCCAGTGCCGTGACCAGCCGCAGCGAACGTGTTTGGCATTTATCCGGCACACCGGCTCCGCACGACCCCAGCGACTTTTATCCTCGCCTTCGTTCTTCAGCCCCTGAACGTTTAAAAGCCAACCCTTTAAAGGGTTGGCCGGATGTCACGAAATACAATGATTTCTTGCATCGTTATTGCGTTGTTCGAATGAAACAGATTTCGCGTTTCAACCGCATCCCTATCGTGATTGGCGGTAAAAACGACGAAGAATTAAAAGAGCGCATTTCAGGTTTCATGCTAAAACGAACTCAGAAAGATGTTGGGATCCGACCACCCGATTATGATGTGATGCCCCTTGTCGCTTCGCCCTCACTCATTCGCAAACTGGAAAAGGACATCGACAAGTCGGCCATTTTGGAGGCCATCAAAGACGGAACAACACGCGAATTGGATCAGGAGCTTGGCGCTTTGCGCCGAATGACTGGCGAGATTAAAGCGCCGCTGATTATTGATGCGGTCAAGGAGGAGTTTAATTGTGGCCTTGATAAGATCGTCATTGCGTATTGGCACAAGAATGTCGGTGACGCGTTACAGGACGGTCTCAAAGATTTCAACCCATTACGCATTGACGGCTCGACTCCTGCCAATGACCGCAGCGCATTTGAAGTGTTGTTCCGCGAAACGGAAACCCATAAAGTCATGCTGGCGCAAATTGCTGCGGCCGGCGAGGCAATTGACCTCAGCGCCGCTGCGGTTCTTTGGTTTGCAGAATCCAGTTTTACGCCAAGCCAAATGAAGCAAATGAGTTTGCGTATCACCAATCACACCCAAACCCGAAATGCTTCGGTGCGGGTCTGTACCTTGTCGGGGTCTATCGACGAAGCCATGCAAATGTCAGTTATGCGTTTGTGGGCAGCTATCAGAAAGGTAATAGAATGAGCATCGAGATTAAAATTACGGCGCGTCCCGAAGATGGGGACATGGCCAATCAATTACACAATGCTTTCTTAGCGCTTGGTTATCTAAAGAAAGATAAGAAAGAAAAAGAACCTGAAGCCAAAGTTTCCAAGGTGACTTTAGACTGGCAGCCTGTTGAAAATATTGAACAAGCTGTCGCACTTGTGACGGAGACTAAAACGGAACATGAAGAAAAAATACCGAAAGAACCAATTCAATTTACGCCAGCGGAGATTCCAGAGTCTAAACGCAAGCGTAAATCAAAAGCGGAAGTTGAAAAGGAAGAAAAATTTCAGCGTCAGATCAGCACTGGTGCGGAGCGCACTAATCCTGAAGAAGATGCTATTCAGGATGCTAAGGATGAAGTGATCATAGCCGATACGTTATTTACGATAGATGACGTAAGAAAGTTGATTGGTGATTACAGCAAAATTCACGGGATTGCAAAAGCAGCAACTGAAGTTCCATTGTTGCTCGGTTGCAAAATTCATGAACTTTCTGATGATCAAGTTTCACTGGCCAATGCAATTGCCGTCATGCGTCATGCGATCAATCCTGATGCCCCGCAAGCTCGCATCATTCCAGTGTCTGCACAGACATTTCCAGATGATGTGACAAAGGCAGATGTTGGCAAGGCATTGATGGCATACGCAGCCATGTATGATGGTGTTGGCATTCCGCTAGAGCAGATGCACGCAACGCTTGAAGATGGGCCGAAAATGTTGATGAAGATTTTTGGATCATCTGTGACTAATATCAGCGCAATCCCTGCCGATCCGATTTCTTATGCTAAAGCCAAAGCCGCAATCGAAGCGGCAATTATTCACAACCCTTATAAGCGCGAGGCGAAAAATGGTTAATCACGGCGTACGAGACCATGCAACATGGAGCGCTAGTTCCACCGCACGAAACTGGAAATGCCCCGGTGCTTTGGCATTGGCCACTAAGGCTTTGCCGGATTTTGAAACAATTCATTCAGCGCGGGGAACGGCGTGTCATCAAATCTCTGAGAAAGCACTTCGTACAGGTAAAGACGCTGTGGATTTTCTAGGTGACATTGAGCACACTAAAGAAAACAGCATTGAAATTGATGACGAGTTGGTTGAATCCGCGCAGCATTATATCAATCATGTTCGTTCGCTTGGTGGCCAGCTTCAAATCGAACAGCGTTTTAGCTTAAAGGATCTCAACCCGCCTTTCGATGCTGGCGGAACGGGTGACGCGGTTGTCTATGTTCCAGATGATCGTCGCCTGCACGTTGTCGATTTGAAGAATGGCCGAGGTCTGGTCGATGCGGATGATAACCCGCAGCTACTGACATACGCACTCGGAGCAATGCTATCTAATCCAACTCTCGATGTAGAAACAATTCGAGTGACGATTGTGCAGCCGCGCGCTCCGCACAAAGACGGCATTATTCGTTCTGACACATTTCATGTGTCTGATCTGATTGGCTGGACGGGTGAATTGCTCGAAGCTATGAACCGATCTAAGAAAGCATACGATGCTTTTAAAATTGCCGAACATAATGAAGTTCTGTTCGATGATTGGTCTGATCAGTATCTTGTCACAGGTAAATGTGACTGGTGCCGCGCTGAAGGTTTTTGCCCCAAGCGTAAAAAAGAAAGCCTCAAGATTGCCGAAGTTTGGTTTGACGATTTTGACAAGCCTCAGATTGGCAACAAACCGGAACTGATGTCACCGGAGAAGATTGCACATACGTTGCCACTTCTTGATGCTCTGGAGGACTGGATTGCATCTGTGCGTACATTGGCCAAACAAACGGCTGACAGTGGCATTGCTCTCCCCGGCTATCATTTGGAAACGAAGTACACAAACCGTAAATGGTCGGGCGATGAGGAAATGGTGGTCAATGTTTTGACGATCATGGCCGGTCTTGACCCCGAAAAGATTTACACGAAGAAATTGGTTTCCCCTGCGCAGGCTGAAAGGCTGCTGGGTAAGAAACGAAAGGAACTCATCACTGATCTGGTGGTGCGTGAGGAGAACGGCACAAAGCTGGTTGCCTCGAAAAACGGAGAAAGTTCTGCGCCACAAACCAAAGCAGAGCATTATTTTATTGAAACGGAGAACATGTAAATGGCACGCGCACGCAGTCAAGATTTCAAAACCCCTATCGCTCGTCTTTCCTTCAGCCAGACCTTGTTCAAAGCTCGCGCGCAGCAGGTTGGCGGCGCCGAGAAGTTCGGATGCACGCTGATTTTTCCAAAGGCTGGTGATCGTTCTGTTCTCGATGAGGCCGTCAAAAAGGTCATTGTTGAAGAATGGGGTGAAAAAGGTCTGATTAAGGCGAAAGCTGGTTTGATCAAGTCGCCTTTCTTGGACGGTGATTCCAAAGAGGCTCGCAACAAATCAACCGGCGATCTCCATCCCGGCATGGGGCCGGATGTGTTTTTCATTCGCGTTCAAAGCAATAAGGCACCTATTGTTCGCTACAAATCACCGATTATTCCGGCGACGGAAGAGGAAGTGTATAGCGGCTGCTATGGCTTTGCGGTCATCAATGCCTTTGCATGGCATAACGATCAGAACGGTGACGGCGTTTCGTTCGGTATCCAGTATTTTCAGAAAACAAAAGACGGTGATCGTCTGGCCGGTTCTGGTTCAATCAATCCTGAACAGTGGCACGAGAAAATTTCCGATGAAGGTTCTGCCCCAGAAGAGACCAAAAGCGGTGATGGTGCCGCTGGTTTGTTCGGTTGATTTATAAGTCAATTTGCGGCGATCAATAGGTCGCCGCTTTTCATCTTTAGGAGATTATTATGACAAACGGTGTGAATACGAACGAAATCATCCAATTTCTTGATCGCGTTGAACGGATTGAGGATGAGATCAAAGAATTGAACAGTGACAAAAAAGAAATCTGGAACGAGGCAAAAGGCCGAGGTTTTGATGTGAAGCTGCTTCGTAAAGCGCACTCGCTGCGAAAAATGGGTAAAGAGGATTTGGCTGTCCTCAGCTTGTATGCAACCAGCATCGGAGTTTTTGAATGACAACCGTTCAAATTTTAAATGGGGATTGCCGCGATGTTTTAAAAACATTGCCAGATCAGTCAGTGCATACATGCGTTACATCTCCGCCATATTTCGGACTGCGAGATTATGGCCATACAGGCCAGATGGGGCTTGAGCCTACACCAGATGAATTTGTGTCCGAGTTGGTCAATGTGTTTCGAGAAGTGCGCCGCGTTTTACGAGATGACGGAACACTTTGGTTAAACATTGGGGATAGTTATGCGTCATATCGAGATGGGAAAGCAACTCCAGACACAACTCGCGGTTTAAGCGAAGGAACTCTTGTTCCTAAAGGAAGCGCAAAAAATAGAATGTCATCAACTTTTGTAGGAACATCAATCAAACATAAAGATTTGATCGGCATTCCTTGGCGCGTTGCCTTTGCATTGCAGGCGGATGGTTGGTATCTGCGGCAAGACATCATTTGGCATAAACCAAATCCAATGCCAGAAAGTGTGACAGATCGCTGCACAAAATCGCATGAATATATATTCTTGTTGTCTAAGTCACCAAAATATTATTTTGATCATGAGGCGATTAAAGAACCAGTTGCTGCAAGTTCGATTATTCGATTAACTCAGCCAAATATTTCTGCTCAAGTTGGTAGCAATCGAGTTCCATTTAAGACAAACGGAACGATGAAAGCTGTTGGAAATACTGAAATGCGTAACAAACGTTCTGTTTGGACTGTTACTACAAAGCCATTCAAAGGCGCTCACTTTGCTACATTTCCACAAGACCTAATTGAACCATGTATTCTCGCTGGATGCCCAGAAGGTGGGACAGTGCTTGATCCATTTGGAGGCGCTGGAACAACCGGCCTTGTAGCCAAACGGAATAATCGAAATGCAATTTTAATTGAATTAAATTCAGAATATGTCGAAATAATAAAAAATAGAACTGACGGAGTTTTTGAATGAGTGCCCAAGGTAGCAAATTCGACCAAGACAAAGTGCCAATGGATCTCCTTGATCGTTATGCGCTTGAACAAACTGCCGCTGTCTTGGCCTTCGGTGCAAAAAAATATGGCCGAAATAATTGGCGTCTCGGTATGGCACATAGTCGGTTGATTGCGGCAGCGCTTCGACATACTGTGGCCATCGCTGACGGCGAAATCGTCGATCCGGAATCAGGTTTACCGCACGCCGCCCATGCGATGTGCTGTGTAATGTTTCTGCTCTGGATGCAAAAGAACCGACCAGACTTGAATGATGTTTGGTAACCGAGAAAGATTGAAAATGACAAGAAAATCCCTGCCTCAACGCCGCCAGAGCGAACTGGTAAGTTTTCACTTTAATGGGAATGAATACATTGGCGGGTATTCCGTCTTTAAAACCGGAACACCTGCCGAAGTGTTTGTATCCCCTAAACGTCGAGCATCGGACATTGATATTGCAGCCTGTGATATGGCGCTTTTGTTGTCGCTCGCGCTTCAATATGGTATGCCTATAGAGACAGCAAGTGCTGGTGCTTCCCGTAATTCGGATGGCACAGCCGCTGGTTTATTAGCAGCCCTTATTGATGCGATGGCAGGATGAAGAAAGTGGTCGTTACCGATCATGCCGTTATTCGCTGGTTAGAGCGCCAGTACGGTATGGACATCAACGCAGCGAAGGCCGAGTTAGCGGAGCTGGCTCGGCCTTATCTTGAAATCGGAGCGAAACACGCCCCGGTTGGCAACGTCTGGGCGGTGCTGGAAAACGGCTGTGTTATTACTGTTACCCCAAATAAACCTCCACCCTCAATGGTTCATCGTCATGACTTTGACGCTGTAAACGGTACAAGTGTTGCAGCATCTGAAGAGGCGCGCAGGAACTGGGAATTTAAAAATCGAAGGAAGAAACGAAGATGAGTCTGCATTGGGATTGGGAAACACGAGGCGTTGTAAATCTACTGACACGAGGGGTCTATCTTTATGCTGATGATATACATACGGACGCTGTTTTGGCTGCCTATAGATTGGGCGCGAACTCGACTGGTTCAGCTGTTGACGCTTGGATAGTTGCTGGCGGCGAACTTGGCAAGATGTATAGTTGGTTCCGCAAGGAACCCTGCCCGCCGCATGTGGCCGCTTATGTTCAAGCTGGGGGCATGATTACCGCACATAACGCCGCCTTTGAGCGTTTGATCTGGTGGAAGATCATGAGCGACCGTCACGGCTGGCCAAAGCCTGCCTATGAGCAATGGCGCTGCACTGCGGCAACCGCAGCGGCCATGTCTTTGCCTCGATCACTGGATCGTCTGTCTGACGCGCTCAATCTGACCAACAAGAAATCAAAACGTGGTCGGCAGCTCATTCAGCTTTTATCTTTGCCGCAAGGCTTCAAAGATGGCGAACCGATCTGGAATGAAGATCCTGCCCTCATGGTCGAGTTCATGGATTACTGCATCGGCGACGTTGAGGCTGAGGAAGAGGCTGACAATCGCATCGTTCCGTTTTCAGATGCCGAACAGGCCGTCTATGTTTTGAACGAGAAGATCAATGATCGGGGTGTACGCATTGACGTTGAATCGGCAGTGGCAGCATTAAAACTGGTCGATAAGGCTAAGATCAAAATCAACAATGAATTGGCGCATGTCACCAGTCAAAATGTTTTATATGTCACCCAGACAGTCGCATTGAAGAACTGGGTGCTGTCTCAAGGCGTTGTCATACCTTCGACTGATAAGGACGATATTGACGATTTTCTGCACGATGTCGATGACTTACCAGACAATGTTCGCCGCGCGCTTGAGTTGCGGCAAGAGGGCGGCAAATCATCGGTAAGTAAAATTAGTGCCATGCTTGATCGTGTAAGTAAAGATGGCCGTGTTCGAGGTTCTTATTTGCATCACGGTGCCGGACAATCTGGACGCTTCAGTTCTCGCGGGCTTCAGGCGCATAATTTACCAAAATATCGAAAAGAGTTTGAAGCATTGTTTGAGAAAGGTAAGTTAGATTTAGGCTTACTGTTTCAAACTATACGCACAGGCGAGCCAGATATGCTTGAACTGGTCTATGGCCCGTCTCTTGGCCGTCCAATTCATCTCATCTCTGATGCAATCAGATCGTTCCTTTGGGCGGAACCCGGCCACGAATTTATCAATGCCGACTACACATCTATTGAATCGGTAAAGGCGGCATGGTTCGCAGGCGAAGATTGGAAATTGCAGGCTTTCTCCGATCTGTTTGCCGGTCATGGCAAAGGCATTTATGAATTGGCCGCTGCGGGCATTTACGGCGTCGATGTTGATAAGGTAACAAAGCCGCAGCGCGCGGTCGGCAAAGTTGCTGAATTGTCCTGCCAGTACGCCACCGGTGTTGGCGGCATTTCCCGCTTCGCTCGCGCTGCCAAAGTCAAATTGAACACGCTTTATGACGCACTTTGGGAGAACTCAGACACTAAACGGCAGGAAGCCGCTGAGAAGCGATATTACGAGCGGCTAGAAGCCAATGATAGATCCGCTCAAACTCTTGGCCGCGAGGCTTGGATTTCTGCCGAGTTGATTAAATTAGGTTGGCGTGCAAAACATCCGGCCATCACTGGCGCATGGAAAGAACTTGATGAAGCGGCCAAGATGGCGGTCGAAGTTCCCGGTCAGAAAGTGGAGTGTCTCAATGGCCGAATTACCTATATCGTCCGTCATGGCTTTTTGTGGTGCCGCCTTCCCTCTGGCCGTTGCTTGGCTTATGGTGCTCCGCGCATGGACGATGTTGATGCGCCATGGGCTGATGTCACCGTCGAACCCCAAGCCAGAGAAAAGATCAGATCCATAACTTATCGAGGCGTTGGCCTTGATGAAAAATGGAATCGGTTTTCGCTATACGGCGGGGCGCAGTTCAACCATATCTGCCAAGGCTCGGCAGCGGATGTGCTCAGGATTGGCATGTTAAATGCGGAGGCGGCAGGCTACCCGATTGTGCTGCATACGCACGATGAGGTCATGGCCGAATTGCCAGTCGGGGAAGGCAGCTTCGAGGAGCTGGAAAAACTCCTCTGTAAGCTGCCTCCCTGTTTTGATGGTTTGCCAGTCAAAGCCGCAGGCTGGGCTGACAAGCGCTATCACAAATGATCAGCGCGTGATTTGCAAATAGACGCGGGCTTCGCCCGCGCTCAATATTCCCAACCGCTCAGCAGCGGCGCGAGACAGATCAAGGCTCCGGCCAGTATTGGCGGCGGGGCCTCTGTCATTTACACGGCAATAAGTTTCGGCTTTTTGATCAAACCGAACAACGCGTAACATCGTGCCAAAAGGCAATGTCCGATGCGCGCAGGTGAAAGCTCGGCTGTTAAATCGTTCGCCATTGGCCGTGTGTCTATTCAGATATTCACCGCCACCATACCAAGATGCTCTGACGGTATGAGTTTCAAATAATTGACTGCTATCTACTGTTCCTGAACATCCACAAATCAATAAGCACAAAGCTACAGATGCTATCCGTTTCATGTTGTGTCTCTCTTTGTTATGGAGCGCATCATTCAGACATCGAAATGTCCGATTTTTGCGTCCTTTGGCAGCAGAAATACACAATTTCTCCTACACAGTTTCACCACCCTAAAGGGTGATGAAACGATTGCACTTATCCTTATTTCAAGAATAAGCCTCTGAATTTAACACCCGCTTCATTAAAAAGCAAAGATGCCGCTTCGAAATTGCTCGCCCACTCCTCGCGACGCTTAATTGGCATGTGTGCAACCACCCGCGTAATCCCCGCTTGAATGATCGAACCGGCGCAATTTGCACAGGGATGCAATGGTGTCACATAGAGCGTATAGCCCTTCAGAGGCTCACGAGCGGCCAACATTGCATTCATCTCAGCATGAACCACCCGAAGCAATTTTGTTGGCCTGTCAGCGTATTTCTCAGGGCTGTCGTCCGTTCCACGAGGGAAGCCATTGTAACCAACCGATGCAATTGTCCTGTCGGGTCGGGTGATAACAGCACCGACTTGGGTGCTCGGATCTTTCGACCATGACCCAACTAATTTGGCCATAGCAAGCATTCGATCATCCCATTTTACATCACTTGAAAATTCTTTAGAAAAATTTTCGTCTGATTTTGATGTTTCGTGTTGTTCCGGTTGTGAAATGCGAGTCGCCCTAAAAGGTTCCGGTTCTGGAAAGCGACTACGCAATTCCAGCTCACAAGCAATTTTCTGTCGATATGCAACAGCATTCGTAATTTTATTGGCCGCAGAAGTGTTTGACGCATCACCTAACAAATCCACCCACATTTGATATTCAACCCACAGATCGTCTGTGGTCATATTGCTGTAATCTCGTTCCGTATTCGGCACTTTCATAGACATATCAATTTCTCCGTTTAAAAGGTACAACCGCCGCATCTTCACTCACGGTTTGCGTTTCACCCTCATCACTCTCTTCACTAATATCAGTGCTGATCAACAATATCTTATCCAAAGGGATATAATTATCTTCGGTTATGACACCCCGATCCCGCCCAATTCGAGCAATAATTTCGGCCATCGTCACACAATCCGAAAAATCTATAATGGCGGCGAGGCTGTCTAAAATGTAAACTTCAACCCTCATTTATCTTCTCCCTTATAATCAACATCAGCCTCTGGTTGACCAGCCAAGCCGCAATAGCCGTGAGCAGTCGGCACCTTCAATGTGCCTCGATTATGCACAATAGTTTTCCGTACATGCCACCGCCACGCCATGCATAACGAACCTTTACAGGCCACAAATTGTGCATTGAAACATGCGTATTTATGTGCATCCTCTTCGCGCATTTAATCCTCCGGCGTGAAAATGAGATAACCCGGCGCAATCCGAACAGTCATATAAACCGTTTTCTTTTTGGCGAACCGACCCTCCATCAGAGCAGCAATCTCAGGATTTGAAATGGTCACGACACGCGAACGAGACGGGGTATTTTCAGAACCTACTGGCGTTTGAGTAAAACCCCGATATTTGTCAGTCGATACGCGCTGGCGCACTGCAAATGATCCTACGTCCTCCTCGCGGCCTATGGCCACAGTCACGCGCCCCTCCGGGTCAATGCCGGCCTTCACAGCCCAATCCTCATAATAACTGAATCGGTGATAATATATCGGCCCTCGACGCACCACATAACAGCGCGCTTTCGGAGTGATTGCTAGAGTTCCTTTGAGATCCTCAAACGCCATATCAATGCTCCACAATTTCATTAGGGGCATCATTCGTTGCTTCAATCGGCGTGAACCAAACTTTAACCATGTGATTTGCAACGGTGAAGGTTGCATTGGTCAGAGCGCGGGCAACTGGCTCTGTCAAAACCCCTTCGACAACTTCCCAACCATTCGGACAGTCACCTTCGCCAACTGTTGCATACGCCAGACCGATGATGCTGCCATCTTTTGCTGCGGCCATTAACTGTTCAAGACGGGCAATAAGTTTCGTATTCATGTCATCTCCTAAACGACCGAAATGGCCGTTAGTGAAATCTGACATACAAATTTATATTTAGCAATAGATTTGTGTTGCACTCTGACGTGTTCTGTGTAAATATTTTAATGCGATGATCGCAAATACGTTTTGAGGGTGTAAATATGGAGCAGCATTATCCTGATTATCCTGACATTAAAAAAGCGGCTAAATACCGATCGCGCCAAAATTTGACAAAAGATGAAAAAAATGAATACGGCCAGATTGTTCTTAAATTTTTTCAAGATGAATTTTGGCCTAAAACTCTAACTTCCGAGCCGCCTGTAAATTGTGCGAGCAACACAAGACACAACACGGGCAAAGCGATTTTAAAAGCCGTTCGAGATCAATCTTTAGCTGTGTTGAATAAAACGGTTGCCAAAGAGAAAAGAAATCGTTCTGACGGTTACATCATTGATCAATATCACGAACACATGAAACAACAGAGAGAGGAGCTTTTAAAATGACAGATGAATTTGCAAAAGACAACTTATTATCGTTTGCGGATCGCATCATTTGGAATGCGGCCATTGAGGAAGCGATAGACACTTTGATCGCCAGCCAGCAATTCACCGCCGCAAACACGCTTGAAACTTTGAAATTAGACATTCCGTTGGCGGTCGGTCGCTAATGGGAATGTTATTGCACAAAGATCGAGTTGAGTGCGCCATGCCGGCTCGGATGATGTACGCCATATCGAAAATGGACGTATTCGTAATCAATGATCCTGAAGGTCATGAGGTTCTGGCTAAAATGCAAAAATTATTGCAAACGGCTTGTATCCAACCGCTGTTCGGATTGCCGCCTAATGTCGGCAGGATCGTCGCCACGATCATTGATAAAACGCACAATAAAGTCATGGCGAAATATGACAAAGGCCGGGCTGATAAGCTGGCCACGGCCATATATTATTTTCTCAAGGATTTGACCGACAGCAATTATTTGGAGTTGTGGGAAGGCTCGCCAATGGCCGAAGCTGCGGCGCTTTATCTCCCCATGATCGAACATATTTTTGAAGCTGAGAAGTTGGATATGAGCGCTCAAAAACAAGCGCGCGGAATGATGAAGCATTTTCAAGAATTGGGATATTATATATGAGAGACGTATCAATCTGCAACAGCGGTCTATGTCCGTCCTCTACGACATGCCGCAGACATCCAGATAGCGGTGCAATAGCCGATGCAAAATATCAACTGTATTCCTCGTTTGATCTGCCGGAGGATGCCGATCATTGCGAAGATTATTTACCAATGGAGGAGAATAAGCCATGAAATTAGACTTTAAAAACAAAACCTACGCCCTGCGTCTCGGCAACGAATACCGCAATTATTGCGATGATGCTGGCGGTGAACATCCCATTCATGGGGCGTATAAAACATCAACTGGCGAGTGGGAATTTATTGCAAACACCTTAGATGGAAAGTTTTATGTTGATGGCCGTAGCTATTACGACCTAATCGAAGTCAAAAAGACTCACACGATTACGTTTTGGGTAAATTATTATTCAAACAGTGAATTTACCTTGTATTATTCACAAGAAAAGGCTGACTTAGCTGCTAGCCGTAACCGTATTGCTTGCCTTCAGATCACCCGCACCTTCATTGATGGCGAAGGATTGGAGGACGGGAAATGACCGCAAAGCTGATTAAAAAACTCAATGAACATTTAAAATGTTTGCTTAAATATCCAGAAGAAAGTTGGAATGACTCAGACCTCATCGAGGAAGTTATCCTTGCCTTTAAAGACCAGCAATATCAGATTGATGATCTGAAAGAGCAAATTTTCGACCTTAAAAATTTGGAAAATAAGCCATGACACACCCCACTTCGAAAGCTCTGCTTATTATTGCTCAACAAATGAACGAGCAAGGCGTTGATTTTCGCACGGACGTGCATGGCATCGAGGCACTTTGCTTGCAAGAAGCCGCATACGAGATTGAGCGTTTACGCGCTGAACTTGCCGCACAAAATTGGCAACCGATAGAAACAGCGCCGAAAGATGCGTCATTGATTTTGATGAAATTTGAAAAAAAAGATTTGTATAAAGATCAGGTTTTTGAGATGTTCTTAACCTGTATTCAAATTGGGCATGTAGATATTGTTTATTGGCTAGAAGATTTTGAATCTTTGCCATTTTTTGTCAAAGAATATGATTTAAAAAATGATAGATGGTTTTCAATTGTTGTTGGTCAATATGTAAACACCAAAAAACGAAACCCAACACACTGGATGCCTTTACCCACCCCACCACAGCCGGAGAAATAAATGAGCGCCCTTATCAATCAGTTGCTTGAATGCGACAAACAAATTTTGGTCGATGAACTTTTAGAACAGCACCACACGATCAAAGAACTCATGGCCGCGCTCAAACCATTTGCGGATTACGCATCAGGAGGACCTATAACACCGGGTCGTGTATGTATAATTTACCCATATCCGCATAATAAAAACACCGTCAGCGTGAACGCTTTTTTAGAAGCGTATTCGGTCTATCACACAGTTAGGAGCACAAAATGAAAGTTGAATATATTGATCACATGGGTTCAGACCTGAGTGTGGTAAATGCGGCACGGGTTAGCTTTGATAAAGAAAGTAATTGGCAACGTATCACTTTCAAATCTGATCCAGATATTTATCACGAATATCTATCCGATGCTGACAAGAAGCTCATCTCCTACCTAGCCAAGCATAATCATTGGTCGCCTTTCGCGCATACATGCGTTTCGCTGCATGTCAAAGCTCCGATTTTTGTGGCTCGCCAGCTCGGCAAGCATCAGGTCGGCCTTGTCTGGAATGAAGTCTCCCGCAGGTATGTGGACACCCCGCCAGAATTTTATATTCCTGAGAAATGGCGCAAACGCGCTGAGAACGTAAAACAGGGCTCAAGCGACGAGATTGTGCGGTCTCTTGTGCCTGACAATTTAGGATTAAGTTGCACCCCGTCTACTGCTTACCGTGATGTTTATGAGCACTGTCTGCGTCATTATGACTGGATGATTGCTTCTGGTGTCGCCCCCGAACAAGCCCGTATGGTTCTGCCTCAAGCTATGATGACCGAATGGATTTGGACAGGCTCGATGTTGGCGTTTCACCGCGTTCACCGGTTGCGGAGTGACGCGCACGCTCAAAGAGAAACGCAAGAAATTGCGAAACAAATTGCGGCTATCATCGAACCGCTTTTTCCTGTATCTTGGGCGGCTCTTGGAGATCACACATGACCAAAATTAAACCGATCACGCCGCGCAAATTGACAGCGCGAGAAAAGATCACGCTCGGCGCCAGCAAAGGCAAACGCAAGAATGTCAAAATTACATTGGCCACCACGAGCCAATCGAAATGAGCTTCGAAGCGCTCGATCGGAAGAAAAAAGTACACCCCAGAAATGATAAGTTTGCCGACATGGAAATCGGCAAACTTATTGTTGCGACCAGAAAGCAAAGAAACAGTGCCGTTTCTTATTGGTGGCTGCGCGGCGGTGCGATCTCATACCGCAAGATTGATGAAAATACATTCGTGATAAAAAGAACCCGATAATCCGGAGCGATAAACCATGACAACAAATCAAGACCCGTTCCAGACGCTCTGGGATATGGGTTATACCCGCCTCGTGCCAGTCATCCCGCCGAAGGCTCCGTTATCCACAAAATCGTTCCTGTATAAGCGCGTTGAAGCTGGCAAAGATCCGAGAGGTAAAGTGCCAGGCGTCACCAGTGAATCCGGCCTGTGGCACTCCTACAACTGGACAGGCCACGATGCCGAGCAGATCGACATCAAACGATGGTCGGCCATGAAAGCCGGTGTCGGTATTAAAACTGGCCACGGTCTAATTATGATCGACGCAGACACGCATAACGCAGAGTATGCGGAGATCATCAAGCAAGAGATCATCAAACGTTTCGGCATATTACCAACGCGCATCGGCCAAGCACCGAAGGCCGGATATATCGCCAGAATCAGTGAAGATTTCCCATACGCACGCATCGACTTCAATGAAACCGAGCGCGTCGAAATTTTGACTGAAGGTCGGTTCTTCGTAGCATACGGGATACATCCGAACACAAACAAACCTTACCATTATCCAAACAAGCTGCCGAACTTTAATGATCTGCCAATCGTCACAGGGCAGCAGATCACCGATCTCTTAGAAACTCTTCGCAATCAGCTACCGGCGCCTTCCCCGGTTATTCGTGAAGGCGCAACAACCCAAGTTGAACAGTCAAGCCTGATGGGCGACAAGGATCTTATCACCAAGGCTGTGAAAGCCACCCCGAACACTTCAGCCAATTTTCCAACCCGTGAGTCATACCGCGATTTTGGTTATGCGATCAAAGCCTCGCTGCCGAACGATGAGCCGCTCGCCCTGCATCTTTTCAAAGATTGGGCGGCGCGCTGGGAAGATGGCACCAATGAGGAAAGCGTAGTCGAGGCAGACTTCAAGCGTATGAAGCCGCCTTTCAGACGAGGCGCATCGTGGCTGTACCAAGTTGCGGAATCAACATCCAACAATCAATTCAGCGCGGCCTCACAATGGTTCGAAGAGATCGAGCACGAAGAACTGTTTCCGCAGCCCGCAACCAAGCCTAAAACCAAATACACACTAACCTTCGCAGATGATGAAGCCGACAAGGCCATCTCCGATATGAATGCCCCGCTGATCAAAGGTCTCATCGACCAGAAGGCCATGACCATCCTGTATGGTGAGTCAAACTCAGGCAAAACATTCGTCGCCTTAGACATTGCATATCATATCGCCACCGGCAAAGATTGGGGCGGAATGAAAACCAATCAGGGCGCTGTGATCTATATCGCGGCCGAAGGCGGCTCAGGCGTCAGACAACGCCTTGCAGCAATGAAAGAAAAATACGGCAAAGCGGGCGAAAATTTCCGCACGCTTCTCACCACAGTTGATCTTCTCCACAAAGACGCTGACTTAAAGCCTCTCATTGATGCCATAACAGAGTCAGGTATTCATCCAAGTTTGATAGTAGTGGACACACTTTCTAGAGCAATGGCGGGTGGTGATGAAAATAGTTCGACGGATATGGGGCAGATGGTAACGCATCTGGACATCCTGAGAATTGCAACACAGTCGCACGTTTTGGTTGTGCATCACAGCGGTAAAGACAGGGCAAAAGGTGCTCGCGGTCACTCACTGTTGCGGGCTGCCACAGATACGGAGATCGAGGTTGCTGATAGCAATATCTCGGTCACGAAGCAGCGCGATCTGCCTAAAGATTGGACATCGGCCTTTACATTAGATGTGACGACCATAGGCAAGGATGTGGACGGCGATGACGTTACATCCTGCACATTGAGGCTCATATCCGCCACGGAAGCCGCTCAAGAGGCTCAGATACCTGTAGAAGGGGTTTCCCTGACCGTTAAGGAGATTGAGGTCATTCAGATCATCACAACGCTGGAGGAACGCTCTCAGGATGGCGGGTGCAATGCGGATGAAATCTTGGCCATGATGGGTGAGGATAAAAAAGATAAGAAAAGACTGGAGGCGCTCAGGTACACGCTGAAGCAATTGAAGGCAAAACGCATCGTTCAGCATCACTCAAGGAACCGATGGAAACGAAATCCGAACTGGAAATTACCGGAGCCGGAACCGGAAGTCGGGATTGAAACTGAAAAATCGGCCAGCTTATTTGATTAGAATTAGACATGTTGTCTAAGATTACCACAAAAACTCCGAATGAAACTCCGCGAAACTCCGCGGAGTTTTTGCTTAAACTCCGATTTTCCGGTCTTTCGGAGTTGCGGAGTTTACCACAATACCCCCCCCCTAGAAGGGGGGTCTGGAAACTCCGCGACGAGACCCAGCGAAATGTGGTAATTTTTTATGTTAAAATTAGACATTTTGTCTATTTGGACATTTTGTCTGGAAACTCCGAATTGCCTCCGAATGGTTTTTGAAGGCGGAGTTTGGATCGGGTGTCGGGTGGGGTTGAACGCTAATTCGACCTGAGAAGGCCAAAGGTGCGGCCAAGGCGGCGGGTGCGGCCAAGGCGGCGGGTGCGGTCGGTGCGGTCGGTGCGGTCGGTGCGGCAAGTGCGGTCGGTGCGGCAGGTGAGGATTGGTTGGGTTTCGGAAGGGTGAGGGGATTGGGTCGGAGTTAAGGGGGTTCGGATGTTCGAGGTTAGGGTGGGCGAGTTGCTGACCCTGTAGAACCCTTTAGGAGGCTCAGGGACGGGCTTCAGGGCGCTTCTGGCTAGGACGATACCCTTTTGGTCGTCCTCGACCTCTGGTGGGCTTCCTAGAGGCTGCGAGGGTGGCGTCGAAAGCGGCGCAGTCGGTGGCGGTCATCGGGCCTAGACCATAGGCGAGGGCGTGACAGGCGATCATGATGTAAGCGGGTGCACCCTGCGAACGCCAGAGTTGGATTTGATTGATGCCGCAGCCAAGCAGGATTTTGAGTTCACGGCGACCCCATTTGCGGTTTCGCTTTGCCCAATCCAAAAATGCGGTGAAATCGGAAGCGGGCATTCGTTCGGATGGTTTTGCAACTACAGGTTGGTTTTGCATGAATTTTTTTCTTTCTAGTAATTGTAGTATAGGAGTGCCTGCTATATTTTAAGGTATAGCAGACATTAAAATATAACCTTACTTTTCGTTTTTAATACGTTGAAAAGGCAAGTTGCTGATCTCTGGATTTTTATAATACTCTGTTATTTTTGTAACGATTTCGTCGAGAGATGCTAAGGTTTCTCGATGCTGATCTTCGACGGCTTTTTTTGTGATGCGGTTTGGCGCGCTGTAATTCCACAGTACAAGAAAATCCAGCATTGGATAAAAATGCTCAATTGCCTGCCCATCTTCGATAGTGATGTGTGACGTTGATATTCTCGTTATCAGTGACCAATTCTTCGACCGGAACGTAACAATTTTTATACGGCGCATCGTGTTGTTATGCGGTGTGAAGGTTGTTGAGGCTTTCCACCCATATTCTGATTTGATGATGCTGGTGGTGATATTTTGACCTACAGAATTTTGCATGTTGTGTCCTCGGTGGTTTTGCGCCAATAGCGCGTTTTTAAAACATGGTGGCAAGTTGCCGACCATAAAAGTCGTGGCAAGTTGCGGATCTTCCGGTTTTTTTTTTTTTTTTTTTTTTTTTTTTTTTTTTTTTTTTTTTTTTTTTTTTTTTTTTTTTTTTTTTTTTTTTTTTTTTTTTTTTTTTTTTTTTTTTTTTTTTTTTTTTTTTTTTTTTTTTTTTTTGATCGTGACCTTATGGCCCCGACCCTCTGGCCGGCGACCCTCTGGCCGGCGACCCTCTGGCCGGCGACCCTCTGGCCGCGACCCTCTGGCCGCGACCCTCTGGCCGATCATGAATAAATATCAACCATGACCCGCGCGCCGCGACCCTCTGGCCGCGACCCTCTGGCTGGCGACCCTCTGGCCGCGACCCTCTGGTCACAACCCTCTGGCCGCGACCTTTTGGTCGAACGCCCAGCCCTTAAAGCTGCATCAATCACCTTTCTTGAATCGGTTCAATTTTAACGACAGTGCGCCTCTCTAAATGGGGGACCGCCTTGAGCGCCGCCATGATTGCTGAATCACGATCGACAGCCTCAACAATTACAACCGCTCTATGAGTATCTGACCAACCGATCGAACCAACCAAAGCACCCCTCACTACGCATTCGTATTTATTCATTTTAGCATCCCCTCAGCAAATCATCCAGCACACCGTCGTTTGATGGCACACAATCACGCCGCGCCGCATAGATGGACACGCCCGCCCGCGCACAATATTCAGTTCGTTGCCGCACCGATAACGATTCCCAAAACGCCGCCGCCTCCTCAGACTCCAGCTCGCTCAGATGCGCCTCATCAATAACAGGATAATCCTCAAGCGCGCCTGCAATCTCATCAGCAATTTGGAGCGCTTTATCATTATCTTGATGAATAGCAATCCACTCAACCCAGCCGCAGAGAAAGTGATCCTCAGAAACCACCTGCACAGTCTCAGACTCGCCGCCAATCAAATCCAACCCACGGATAAAATTCGATCGTTCCAGCGCGCTGCTATCACGATTTTGGCTCAAAAAAACATAGGTGGCAGGCCATACCGCGCCCATATAATAACGCGGCATTTGCCATAATTTTAAATTTTCTGGCTTATAAATATCTGACATATTCGCACCTCGCAAACAGGCATAATTGCCCCCGACTGGTCACACGCTACCGCATGACCAGCCAATGACAATCCGCTCAGTAATAACGCGATCCGTTAGCCAAAAATCGACTATCATCATCGTCGAGCAAATATTCACGCGCGCACTTTTCGCTGGTTTCGTAATCGTACGAATCGCTCAATTTTTGATAAATCAGGTCTGCAAAATCACGGAAACATTGTTTAAACGCGTCAAAATCAAATGAGCTGGGATAGCCCTCGATATCAAACGCCATACAACCAGAGTGATAGTAGTGACCTGAATGTTTAATGCGCGCGGTCAATTTGTAAAACGCGCGCCGCTGTATATCCTGCAACTGTTGGACAATCCCATGCAAATCCGTATCTGCCGGCGCGTGTTTTTTAACCGCAGCAAGCGCGCCCTTTTTATATTCATACGAGCCGTCAAAACACGCGCCATCACCCTGCGACCAAAAACCAGACCAGTAAATTGACGTACGCCAGCCCGTAGACCCGTCACCCCGCGTTGTTTTACGCATCCTCAGATCAAGCCCGATCAGCTCGCCAATATCAGCGCAGTGATCCAGTAACCAATCCGGATCAAAATACTCGCCTGCAGACTGGCAGTATTTTTCAATGACGCGCGTTTGCGCCTCCTCTGATAATTCATTAAATTTAAAAACCTGAATTTCTCGCACAATTGTGTCCATTATTACACCTTTATTCCTAAAATTATTGCCGCGCCCATACGCGCCCGATTATGGCTAATGCTATCATTGTTTACTGGATCAAACATAGCCGCCCCCTATATCGCCTGCAAAATAGTGAGACCGCCCGCCCTAAAATGATGTTGCCAACCGTGACCGTCGTCTACAGTGGTCACGCCCGCAATGGTCGTGCCGGACATGGCCGCGCTCGATTTATCATACCCTGTGCCGGACGCCGCCCCGCGTTGCCAGCGTGTAAACTCATTAAATGGTATATGCTCAGGACGATTTAGCGTCCAGTCTGCAACATAAACCACCAACCGCCCCATGCCATCGGCAGGGTAGTGCATTCTGACTGTGCCGACGTGTTCAGCTCCACGCATCACCACATAGGCAGCAACACGCTGCGCGTGTCGCTCAATATCGGCGTATAATTTTGACAATTTATCAGACTGTTTTGACATGATTAAAATCCCCCGTTTTTTGTATATTCGACAAAATCCGCGCGTGTTGCGCGTGACACAAACAAACCAAATGGCCAGCTTTGGCCGTCATCCTGCGAAAACGAAAAAACATAATCCAAACCCGCCACGCGATGATCACGCCAAATCCGCGCCACCAACGCCACAACGTCCCGCGCGCTGGATCCGCGCCCGTACGCCTCAGCCATTTGCGCGCACTCAAAAATAATTAAATTTTTGAGCTCGCGCCGCGTATCGACCCGCACAATGTAAGAATTATCGGGCAGATAACACCCGCGCAATCCGTTGCTGATATGATAGTAACGACTCACAATCAAACCCTCCCAAAACACAGATTTAAAATCCAGCCCCAGACCGCGCCAAATACAGCCACGACGGCGCCAAACATTGCCCAATCAATCGGCCTCAGCATTTTAAAAACACCATTAAAACCGCGATAAAACAAACCGCAATCGTAACAGTCTCGACGTCGCGCGACCTTTGCACATCCACCCACAAATCAGCAACACGATCCCAAACAGGCCGCCGCACAGGCCGCGCCTGATATTCTGCAACCACATTGACCAGCCACGACCCATCAAATTCCAGTACCGAAATCGCCTGATAATCGCAATCAGGATCACCCGCGCGCACCCGCGCAAACGCCCGCGCATCTGATTCATTGTCAAATGAATCCAAAAATGATTCCGTATCATTGCCAAAATCGCCAAAAATATCAAAATGATTTACCATTATAAACACTCCTAAAACATTGGCGCGACCGTAGCCGCGCCTGATTAAATCACGCAACAACAGACTCGATAGACCCGCGCGCTGCACGATCAGCCCGCAACGCAACCAACGCCGCATCCCTCACAACCTCTGTTAAATAATGTGTGACGCGCACATCAACCCGCACGCCATCGACGTAATCAGACACAATAACCGCACAGGTATGTCTCAGCAATTCGACCGTAAAATTTAACATGATAGCACCCCTATATAAATCAGGACAAAACGCCCTGATACGTTATTTATAGCGCGATTATTAAAATGTCGTCAATCCAAATTCAAACAAATCGCGCTCAAATAAATTAACTCAGTCCCTGTTAATTTGACCCGTCAATAACTGGCACTAAAAAACGGAGTCCGTTTATTATATGCGCCCAGCCGTTCAGCCGTTCAGCCGGGCAGGATCCAGCCGTTCAGCCGTTCAGTCACCCAACCGGATAACCTGACCACCTGACCAGCCGTTCAGCCGACCAGCCGCCCAGCCGGATAACCTGACCACCTGACCGCGAGACTGTCCGATTGTCCGGCGATCCAGCGCGACGACCGCGACGACCGCGACCGCGACCGCGACCGCGACCGCAACGATCCAGCGCGACCGCGACCGCGACGATCCAGCGCGACCGCGACCGCGACGACCGCGACCGCGACGATCCAGCGCGACCGCGACGACCGCGACCGCGACGACCGCGACGATCCAGCGCGACGACCGCGCGACGATCCAGCGCGACCGCGACCGCGACGACCGCGACCGCGACCGCGACCGCGACGATCCAGCCGATCAACCGCCCAGCCGATTAGCCGCCCAGCCGACCAGCCGACCAGCCGACCAGCCGACCAGCCGCCCAGCCGACCAGCCGACCAGCCGACCAGCCGACCAGCCGCCCAGCCGGATAACCTGACCACCTGACCGCGAGACTGTCCGGTTGTCCGGCGATCCAGCGCGACGACCGCGACGACCGCGACCGCAACCGCGACCGCGACCGCGACCGCGCGACGACCGCGACGACCGTGACCCCCCACCCTCGACGGCTCATCGCATTTTTGAGACCCCCGCCACCCCCCACCCCCCGACTTGCCGCGCCCACACGTTCTATACCCTCAACCCTCAAAAATTTTTCAGAGATAAGTTTTAGACATGTTGTCTAATAGAGAAGCCCCGACACCCCTCAAATTTTTAAATTTTTACATTTTAAACTTTTGACATCTTGTCTATTTGACTTATCCGACCTATCCGCTCCGCACACCCAAACCTCTTGACAACCCGCACTATCGCATCTACGCATCGTGAATGGCAGTTATTCGAGATTTCCCACGACCTCGACCTTGGTCAGAGGACGATGAAGCGACCCTTTTCAAAATGAAAAGTCGCAATGCACACTATTCTGAAATTGCACATGCCCTAGGCCGAACCAGATCGTCTGTGGCCGGTCGTTTAGATCGGTATAACCCAGAAGAGTTGCATGTAATTTTGGCCAAACTGGCCGACGATCCGAGTATTTCGGTGGAGATACCAAAAATAAATCGGAAAAATGCAAAAATTGTGCAAAAACCTTCGCAATTTCGGCGTCAAAAGACGAAAATAGAGCCAAATATTAAAGTTGCGGTCGTTCCAGAGCTGAATAGATTTGATGTTGAAGGGATAATCGGTATTCCGCTGAGTGAAATAGGTAGTCGAACGTGTCGGTGGCCTTTGGGCGGTTCGCTTGATGCGGTGGAGTTGTATTGCGGAGCTGCAACGGCGGATTTACGCATCAGAAAACCATATTGTACGGCTCACATGCAACTTGGATACATCATCCCGCCGAAAGTGTCCGGCGTTGCACCATTGCAGCATCGTCCGGAATGAACTATATTATGTTTAGTTTTAATTTGAGAGGCTAAAATGTCTGATGTTCTGATTGCTCTTGAAAATATTCGCACCGCCGTCCAGTCTGCCGCTTCCCACCTAGCTGCTGGAGTCGCCAGCCGCAGTTCGGCAGTTCTGGACGGCAACGTAGCCGAAGTTATCGCCGGATTGGGTAAGCTGGACGCTTTTGTGGCCGAACACGCTCTTGTTGTTTCGGCCAGCACTGCAACTCCGGTTGTTCCTGAAGTTATTGTGCCTGTTGAAGCTGTACCTGTGGTGTAATGTCTGATTTGAAATTTCCCGAAGGTTGGCTTTCTTTAGGCGCGGTAAGTTCCCTGCTTAAACGCCGTCGGGATGTTTTAAAAAAATTGGTAGATCAAGGGTATTTTGATTCAGCGATTGAAGGTGCTCGTAATAAGATATACCGATTTAATCTGAACCGGATGACCGAAGAGGAGCTTGCGCGTATCGAAAGTACGCGCACTCGAAAATGGCAAGAACGCTCATCTCGTAAAGGCGCTCATTTAATTAAAGATTGGATAGTTGAAAATCGCATGGCCAAAGCAGCGGATATTGCAGGTGCGAAGGCGCAACGGAAAGAGCAGTTCTTGCGTGATCTGGCCGAAGAGCATGAGCGCGAGGCTGGTGTTGCCGGTGAAACGGTTGATGCTGTTTTAATCCCGCCGCGTCGAAAAGTGGCGAAGAAGGACGGCGAGGCCGAAGTTGTTCAGGGCTTGGTGCAATTGCCGGCGCGCTCTACAAACATGACGGATTTGAACCGCCGCGCAAGCACAAACAAGAAAGTTTTGTCGGCGCGGTTTTTAGAGGATGTCTATTCGGATTGGGAGACACACGGTCTGGCCGTTTTGAAGATCGTGCGCCGAGATCGGCCACAGGATTATTTAAAAGTTGTTGCGTCCCTGCTACCGCGCGATATTCAAGTCGCTCCGGCTCCACTAACTGAAATGAGTGACGAAGAAATTGTCAACATCCTTGCAAATATTAAATCCGTCTCAGCTGTTGGCTCTACAGGAGAAGCTACAGGCCGAGTTGACGTTAAGGATGCGCCGCAACGCAATCTCAACATACTTCCCGAATAGCGGGCCGTTCCGTCGAGAATTGTACCGGAAGCATCTTGAGTTCTTCGCCGCTGGTGCAGAGCATCAAGAACGTGCGTTCATGGGCGGCAACCGTTCCGGCAAGACAATCGGCGGCAGCTTTGAAACCACATTACACGCCACCGGTGAATACCCCGATTGGTGGACAGGCCGAAGGTTTGAAGCCCCATGTGATATGTGGGCAGCCGGTGATACGAACGAAACCACCCGCGATATTATCCAGTTTGCACTGTTAGGGCGATTTGGCGATTTTGGCACAGGTATGATACCATATCGCTGCCTTGATGGTGAACCAACACGGCGACAAGGTATCGCAGAAGCGGTCGATACATTTCGGGTGAGGCATAAGTCTGGTGGCGTCAGCACGATTGGTTTGAAATCGTCTGAATCTGGCCGCGCAAAATTTCAGGGTACGGCCAAGCATGTGATCTGGCTGGACGAAGAACCGCCCGCCGATGTTTACGATGAATGTCTGATGCGTTTGATGACAACAAATGGTATTATGATGTGCACCTTCACACCTTTGAAGGGTTTGAGTGAAGTTGCGCTGCGGTTCTTACCGCACATGGCACCGGCCAATGAAACCGGGGATGGATCATAAGATGTCAAGGTTTTGCGTTCAGGTATCATGGGATGAAGCACCACATCTGACCAAAAAGCAGAAGGATGATCTGTATGCTGCAATTCCTCCCCACCAGCGTGAAAGCCGTACACGAGGAATACCAGAACTGGGTTCTGGATCTATCTATCCTATATCCGAAGATGACATCCTTGTGGATCCTTTCGATATTCCACTGCATTTTACCAAAGTCTACGGATTAGACGTAGGTTGGAACCGGACGGCAGCGATCTGGGGCGCGGTCGATGTTGACAATGATACGGTCTATTTGTACGCCGAGCATTATCGGGGTCAAGCCGATCCGGCAATTCACGTTCAGTCGATTATGGCACGAGGCCGATGGATACCCGGCGTGATTGATCCGGCATCTCGCGGTCGCGCGCAACACGATGGCCAACAATTGCTGGTGTCATATACGAATTTGGGTTTGCATTTGACTCCCGCTGACAATGCGGTTGAGGCCGGCATCTTTGATGTTTGGCAGCGGTTATCAACTGGCCGATTAAAAGTGTTTCGCTCGATGCGAAATTGGCTGGCCGAGTTCCGCATTTATCGGCGCGACCGAAACGGCAAAGTCGTTAAAGAGAATGATCACGCGATGGATGCGACGCGCTATCTGGTGCGAAGCGGCATTACCGCTGCGTCTCAAAGCCCGCGCGAAGAATGGGGTAAATTGGTTACGCATTCTAAGCACCAGATTGATTATACGCCGATGGCGGAGGGTTGGATGATTGATAAAGGGAGTACATTACAATGAGCAAAGATTCGAATAGCACACGCATGATGGTGCGTTTGTCCGGTGAGGACGCAGCATGGATTGAGACTGAAGCCGATATGCTTGGGCTTGATGCGTCATCGTTTATGCGTATGTTGGTGCGTCAGCGCCGCAATAATATTTCTGCGGCATCAATGCAAGCCGCCGAAGTACCGATTGATCGGCCACGGCCTCGGCCAGCGCTGCCACCGCAAATTCAGGGCGCGCCTACTCGCATATTGCAAGCTGCGCCTGCACCCGAACCTGAGCCTGAAGAAACTTATTACGACGATGATGTTGTTGACGATGATTTTGAAGTTCCTGCCGATGCGGATGGCGGTATCGCTTCAAACGAATTGGCTGCTTTGATGGGTTTGGGAGTGCGTCAGATCGAAACCGCTTCGCGCGAATATAAACCTTTGCCTAAGATGTTGGCCGGTTCTTATACGCGACCGGCGGGTGTCGCAAATACCAAAGGTGCAGGTCATCACACCGGTGATGGCGTTGGGAATGTGGTGCGCGAGAATTACCGGCATCTCGGATTTAAGGGTGGTGGTTCCCGATGAGTTCAGCACACCTATCCGCTTTTGATAAGATGGCTGCCGAAAAACAGGAAGTGCTTCTCAATTATCTCGCTATGCGTTATAATTGGTCAATCGAACGCGCAGAACGTGAAGTTCGGGATCTTGATCATATCGGATTGGCATATATAAATGTCGAAATGAAAATGGAGCGGGTCACAACTCACTCCTCTGATTACGATCCGTCAGCTTCAAATTGGGGTGTTGTGTGATGTCTTACAACGGAAACATTTTTGGTTTGCATCTATATGGCGCACTGTTTACGAGTATGGTATTTATTCGCTGCTTAGAGCGCGATAACCATTGGGCAATGGCTATAATTTTGATTGCGGTCGGTCTGGCACATCTTTCGTATCAATCAGACGTATCTGATTCATTCTGGGGTGCAAAAGAACGTAGCATGTCAGGTGTGATGCTTTCATTGGCTTCTGTTGTATTGTCCACTGTAGCTGCATTTCTTGTTATTTTTGGAGCTTAATATGGGTTTTCTATCACCACCATCAGCGCCACCTCCTCCACCGCCAAGTGCAAATCCTCCGTCTGCGGCCAATGGTTCGGCAGCTGCAACAGGTGAAGCCGCCCGTATGCGATCAGCCGCTGCCGCCGGTGGTGGTTTTGATAACACGCTGTTTACAGGCGGGCAGGGCGTAGGGGCAACTCCGACCGCTGGTAAATCTCTAACAGGTCAGTGAGATCATGGCTGAACAAGAAGTCGCGCATTATGAAATGGCTGGTCCGGGACTTCTCATAGAAGAAGCTGCGACCAGCGAACCCATGGCTTATATGACGCCTGAAGAAAAGCTGAACTGGGCTTCTCTTCGTGGTCACATCGAAACTCGTTTGAGTATGATGCGTAGCTGGCGTTTTTCATGGATCCAGCACTGGGCTTTGTGCGCGCAGTATATAAATCCTCGTCGGTCTTTATGGTTGACGAATGGCGGTGTTGATCTGCCGGTGGCAAACTCTATGACTCGCGGTTTGCCGATCAATCAAAATATTCTTGATCCAACAGCAACTTATGCGTCGCGCGTTTGTGCGGCCGGTATGATGGCCGGTTTGATGTCTCCATCCCGCCCTTGGTTCAAATTGAAGCCTGTCGGAAGTGTTGAACTTGATCGTGACGGCCAACTTTGGTTTGAAGCCGTTGAGTTGATGATATACACGGTCATGGCACATTCAAACTTTTATGACTCCGGCGCGCAGATGTTTGAAGATTTGACCATCTACGGCACAGCGCCGATGATCATCTATGAAGATGAGGATGATATTATCCGCTGCTACAATCCGGTAGTGGGCGAGTATTTTATTGGCGTCGGCTCCACCTTCCGTCCAGAAACATTGTATCGCCAATTCACGATGAACATTTTGCAAATCGTTGAAATGTTCGGTCTTGATAACTGCCCTGAAGATGTTCGCTCCCTCTGGCAAAATAAAGGATCTTATCTTGAAACAGAAAGGATCGTCGCGCATGCCATCGAACCAAACTTCGAAATCGACTCTCCCAACGGAAAAGCGTTTGGGAAGATCGAGGGAGATTTCAAATATCGAGAAGTCTACTGGATCTGGGGTTCCTCGACAGACTTCCCGCTATCTAAACGTGGTTTCAAAGACGCGCCATTCATAGCGCCGCGCTGGTGGATTTCTGCAAACGATCCGTATGGCCGTTCACCTGCAATGGACGCTCTTGGCGACATCATGCAGCTTCAGCAAGAAACAAAACGTAAAGCCGAGTTGCTTGAAAAAGTTGTGCGGCCACCGCTTAATGCGCCAATCGAGTTGAAAAACCAACCTTCATCTATTTTGCCCGGTCATATCACTTATTCGTCCAATCCGGGTAACGGAATGAAGCCCGTATTTGAAGTTCGCGCCGAGGCGCTGCCCGGCATTACAAATGATTTGATGCAAATTCAAGGTCGCATTAAAACCGGATTTTTCAACGATCTGTTTTTAATGCTGGCCAGTTCAACCAAAGATATGACCGCTTATGAAGTTGCACAGCGTCAAAATGAAAAGCTGCAAGTGCTCGGCCCCGTTATTGAGCGTTTTCAAAATGAAGGTGCTGGCCCTGCAATCAAGCGCGTCTATTCGATCCTAGCGCGCAAAAAACTTTTGCCGCCCATGCCACCTTCAATGCAGGGAATGCAGATTCAGATCGAATATATTTCGATGTTGGCTCTCGCGCAGCGTGCAGTCGCAACAGCCGGCATTGAACGCTTGCTGGCGTTGCAAGGCAAACTCGCGCCGGTCAATCCGGGCGTGCTCGATTTGATTGACGATGACGAAGTGATGAAAGAATACGGCGAGCAGCTTGGCGTATCTAAAAAAATCTTCCGCCCGATGGAGGAGGTTTTGAAAATGCGTGATGCAAAAGCACAGCAAGCCGCACAAGCGGCTCAACAGCAGCAAATGGGCCACATGGCCACGCAAATCGGCCCTGCTTTGACTGGCGCAGCAAAAGATTTGTCGGCAACAGATGTCGGCGGGGGTATGAATGCTCTGCAAGCTATGCTAGGCGGTGCAGGTGCAGGTATCGGCGGCGCTGGGCCGAGTGGCGGAGGACAGTAATTTATGAGTGATTCTGAAAAGTTAATCATCCCCGATAATCAGGAAGCGCAGGGTGATTTTGATAAAATCGGTATTCGAATGCTGGAAACCGACAGTTACGATGTCATCATTCATGCGTTGCGTACCGCTGCCGAAGGTGCCGCCAATCTTGTCGTGCTGCGTGAAGATGACGCTTGGAAAACCGTGGTGTTGGTTCTCGATCGTTTGCGGATCGCTATTGTAAAAAGTTCCGGCTTCAATCGGCCAAGCGATTTGAAAGAAACTCGGCCTGTTGAGGGCGCATCTGTCATGCCGCGTGTTCTCGCTTATGAGCGCTTATATGAGGGCTTAAAAAATGCCGAGCGTGGCTCGCGTCAAATGGCCACCTGTCATCGAGGCGATATTCGCTGGTCGATGTACGCGCAGCAATTTGAAAAAATGCGCGATTCTTGTTCAGTCATGGCTCGTAGAAAATCCGGCATTATTCAGGTGCGACATTGATGGACAATATTTTTGCACAAGACGAAATTGACGCCGCCCGTTTCCAACATGAAAAAACTGAAGCTGGCCGCGCCCAAAAATGGGATGAGGAAGTCGTTAAGGCTTTGATGAGCACAGCGCCGGGTCGCATGTGGGTTGAGAAATTGCTGGAGGAATGCAATATGTATTCCGATGCCTATCGTGAGGATGGCGACGTATATGCCGCCATGAAGCGCGATGGTCGGGCGAGCATTGGCCGCTATATTGTCGATCAAATTGATAAATATGCTCCAAATAATTACAATCAGATGATGCGTGAGCGTCGCACTCGTTTGGCCAAATCATCCGAGCGTAAATCTGATTCTGAACCTGTTGCTTCTGGTCCGTGGAGGACAAAGATAGAAATTTTAGAAGCTGAAATGGAATCAAACGCTAAACGAGGTGTATTATGAATTTGTATTCACGCATTTTGCGCGCGCCGGACGGTCTGGCCGAAGGTTCTGCGCCGGTATCTGCCCCTGCGCCAGCATCTGCCCCAGTTGAATCAATACCAAGTGCACCCGTATCGGTTGCACCAGTTGACAATACACCCGCACCTGCGGTAGAAGTAATAGCGCCCGCAGTTGCTACTCCTGCGGCAACAGAATTATCGGCACCTGTTGAGGCTCCAAAGCCTTCAGATGCGCCAGAACCAACTCCTGCGTCCTTATTATTAGATGAGGCCGTTAAACAGGCAGCTGAAGAACCTAAAGCCGATGATGCGGCTAAAGAACTTTCAGACCCTGTTACTGAAGCTCCGGTCGAACCGCAGCCGATTGAATATAAATTCCAATTCCCTGAAGGTGTAAAACCTGAAAGTGTGAATCCGGAACTGATGGGCCAATATACGACAGCACTTAGCGAAGCAAAAGTGCCACCTGAAATGGGCCAAAAGTTTTTAGATATGCACTTGGCAGAGTTGCAAATAGCAGCTAAGAATGTTGCACAGCATCAGTGGGATGTTTTTAACCGTCAACAAGAGCAATGGAAGTCTGAAGTAAAGGCCGACCCCGAAATTGGTGGAAGCCGTCTTGTGACAGCTATGCGAACTGTGGCATCTGTAATAGATCAATATGGTGGTTCTCCTGACCAGCAAATCGCACTGAAAAATGTGCTGACAGCTACAGGAGCCGGGAATAACCCGCTTTTATTGCGGATGTTCCATAATATCGGTAAGGCTCTGGGTAGAGAGGCTTCACCGGTTCCGGCACCGCCACCAAGCGCGCCGAAAATGTCGCGCGAAGAAAGAGGTTTGGCAAGGTATAGCGGTAATCGTTAAATCTTGTAAACGCAGAAAGTGTTCCGGCAGGAACGCCCCAGCCCGCTTAGTAAGCGCGCTAGTCCTAAAAATGGAGCCGTATAATGTCCTATCTAACTTTGGCAGACTGGGGTCGCCGCGTTGGTCGTGATGGTAGCATCGACGACATCGCAGAGATGCTCGCCCAGTGCAATGAAATCTTCGACGACATGCTTTGGCGCGAAGGCAACCAGACCCTCGGTCACACTGGTACAATTCGTACCGGCTTGCCACAGGGTACATGGCGCAACTTCTATCAGGGTGTTGCATTCACCAAATCGACGACCGCACAGGTTACTGACTCGATTGGCGAACTCGTAGCCTATTCCCGTATCGACCGCTCGCTGGCCGAACTCGAAGGCAACGTTGCAGCTCTGCGCCTGACGGAAGATAATGCCCATCTCGAAGGTTTGTCTCAGCAGATGTCCACAACCTTCTTCTACGGCAACGAACTTGTGACACAGGCTCAGTTCACTGGCCTTGCTCCTCGTTTCAACACCGTTTCGACTGCAAACGCACAGAACGCCGTAAACGTTCTCGACGGTGGTGGTACTGGCTCTTCTAACGCTTCGATTTGGCTGGCTTGCTGGGGCGAACAGACCGGTTTCGGCTTCTATCCCAAAGGTTCCAAAGCAGGTCTGGTGTTTGAAGATAAGGGCGACATTCGTCCGGGCTTCGACGCCAACCAGCGTGAATTTGAGGCTTACACCTCGCTATTCATGTGGAAATGCGGTCTGCACATCAAGAACTGGCAGTATTTCGTTCGTATCGCCAACCTCGATACCACGACCGCTGGCCTTGCTGGCACAACCCCACCTGATATTTTCGCCCTGATGTCAAAGGCTGTTGTACGCCTTCCGACCGCTGGTCGTCGTATCTCCGGCATCACCAAAGTTGATGCTCCTAACCAGCCAGCACCGGCCATGCGTCCAGCTTGGTATGTCAATCGTACTGTTCGTCAGTACATGGACATTCAGGCAATTCGTGATAAAAACGTGCTGCTCACCCCACGCGAATACGAAGGTATGCCTATCGTCGATTTCCGTGGCGTTCCAATCCGGATCGTTGACTCGCTCCTTAATACGGAAAGCCGTCTCACCTAACGGTGAGACACTTTCCCTTCTAGGACAAAAGGAAATTTGACATGGCTCAGACAGACATCAATCTTATCTTCACTGGCGGTAATACTGGTTCGGCTCAGGCCATCACCAGCTCGACCGTCATTTCGACCGGCATCTATGATCTGGCAACAGGTTTGATGAATACCGGTTCTACTTATGCCACATCGCCTATCAATGACGGCAATGCGACATATTATGGCGAGGATCTCGGCATTGGTCCAAAGCGCTTGATGATGTACGCAGCAATCGGTACAACCTTTGCAGGTGGTACTTCGCTGAACATCGCTATTCAGGCCGCTGTGGATACGCAGGGTTCGGGCAACTTCTCTGGCCTGACTTTCCAGACCATTGCTGAAACCGGTGCTATTCCTCTGGCAAACCTGACCGCATCCAACTCCTACATCCCTCTGCCCGACATTCCACGTCGCGCAGCTGGCCAGAAACTGTATCGTTTCTTGCAGTTGGCTTACATCCCAGTGGGTACTTTCACCGCTGGTACGATCTCGTTTGCTGGTATGGTTTCCGAGCGTCCAGACTTCCAGACCGGGCCTGCTTACGCTGGCAACTTTACGGTCGGCGCTTAATATCAACTCTGGCCGCTGTGATTGTCACAGCGGCCTTATCATCACAAGGGTAAATTTATGTCAAACGCTGTCACAGAAGATTTTTCTGATCTTCAAGCTCAAGTGAAATATCTGAGCGAGCAACTTCGCGCGCTTCAGGGCCATGCTGAAATTGAATCGGAGTCTGAAAATCCGATTTATGAACTGCTTGCTGCATTTATGTCGCCTGACGATATTTATTATCCTGAAGGCGCACGTTTTGAAGATGTTACTGGCGGTCTAATTCCGCCGAATGAATTTATGGAACCAAAAAACGCAGCTGCCGAACGCTGTATGCGTGCTTGGCTTCGCACTTTGCCTTCGGCTCAGAAAACACCAGCATTCGAAAATATCATTGAAGCTGCAATGCAGATGCGTCCTAAAGAAGGTGATGACGCACAATCATTGGCCGAATATCAGGGCAAAATTCTTCAACGCGCTCTTGAACTTCAATATCAGAAACAAGGCATTCTGCCA